GAGCGTGGTATGTCGAGCTATACCGGAACATCGATAAGATATAAACCGGCCAGGCTGATGCGTGGCGAGTTTCTTCATCGAGATCTGGCGGAGGTGATGCAAGCGAATGTTATTCCGACGATTGAGGAGGCACATTACCTGGTGGCGCTGTGGGTACACGAACATCATCAAAGGGCATCGGAAAAAAGCCGATACCTCTCAGGAAAATCGCCATATGAGGTTTTGGAATCAGGGTTTGAGAAGCTGATGGAACGTGATGGAGAGCATTTGCAAAACAGGATCATCTCAGAAAGTGAGCTGCGGTATCTGATGATGCAGGAAACATCAAGAACGTTGCGTCGGAACGGGTTATCTCTGTTCGGGAAGCAGTATTTATCGCCTGAATTGCATGATCTGGCGAAAGGTGAACGTGAACTGATCATCAGGTATGATCTTGATCGTATTGATAGAATCGCGGTGTACCATCCAAACGGCGAGTTCCTTTGTGTTGCCCCTGAGTGGTGCCCTAATGGAGGGGTGCATGGAGCAGCTCGTCTGCTTGGGTCAGCCGAGGATGTTCGACAGTTCGAGGATGTAGCAAGGATACAGGCGGATATGCGGAACAGCACGAAAAAGCGTGTACGACAAAGCGTGAAAGCGACTGCTGAATCCGGGTTTGGAGGTTTTGTTGGTCGTGAGATTGCTCCGGCAGTTGAGCGGATGCGGTTGCAGGCGGATTCGAATCAGGAACGACAAGTGGCAGAAAGTCGAAGGACTGGTACAGATGCGATCGAGATTACGGCTGAATTGATCATACCTGAGCCGAAGTCATTACCTGAACCGGATTTTACAGCGATGGATATCATCAGGTATCAAAATACTGAGGCTGAGGCTGCATTGGCACGCAGACTAAAATATTGATGACAAAAAAACAGCAGGAAGGCGGCAACCTCCCTGCTGGAGTAGGCGAAAGAACGATAATCCCCTTAACAATGGATCAAAAACAATGTAATGGAGCAGAGGTACTCCCGCAAGTTCCAGACGATCTCAGGGAACGCCTGAGAAATCAAATGAAGATCGACGGATTGAGCCAAAGGGCAGTATCTGAGCAGATCGGCGTGAGCCATGGTGCGTTGAGTGCCTGGATGTCGGGCACTTACAAAGGTTCGAACGATGCGATCGCAGAGGCTGTTCGAGGCTTCTTATCTCGACGTCGTGAAGTGGCTGAAAGCCCGTTACCAGAAGATGAGCGCTTCCCGACGACCGTTGAAACCAAGGTGTATACCGAGGTACATCATGCGTTACGAAATTGCCACTTGAAAGGGAAAATCGGCGTTGTAACAGCCTCGTCAGGAGCAGGAAAGACCAGGGCAGCAAAAGACTATGCTGCCAAGAACACCGGCGTGATGTTGATCGAGTGCCATCATAGTTTTCCGGCTCGCATGGTCATTAAGGCAATTGCTCGGTCATGCGGAGTTGAAGCGATCGGATCAATCCATGAGATGCTGACGGCCGTTTGTGACAAGCTGCGAGGATCCGGACGCCTGCTTGTGCTCGATGAGGCCGAACATCTAAAACCTCAGGTCCTCGATGTAGTCCGCCGAATCAACGACTGGTCCGGGATTGGGATTGTTTACGTCGGATTACCTCGGTTTATGGCCCAGCTACAAAGCCTGCGTAGGGATTACGAGTACATCTGGAACCGTGTCCGGGTTCGCGCCGGGATCGAGCGGACTAAAGCCGTCGAGCTGGCCGATGTCAAGCTGCTTATCGAGTCTATGATGCCAGTTGATTCCGCTGTCCAGGATGCTTTCCATGCATGCTGTGGTGGCGATATAAGGAAGCTCGAAGCTGTGTTTTTCTCATGTTTAGCGATAAGTCGCGTTCGTGGTCTGGTAATCAGTTCGAAGATGGTCGCATCGGTGGCGAAACAGCTTGAAATGGAGGCGATATGATCGGGAAAAGTGGTGCGGCCGCGAGGCCGAATGGTGTGATCATGCTTGTCGGTACTGGGCCTTATGTGTTATGCCCGACGTGCCACAAGCAAATCCATTTCGTAAAGACAACGGCTGGAAAAAATATGCCTTGTGAACTGAATCTGAAACCCGGAGATAGTCGCGTGACGCTGGTAACGCATGACGGTCGAACGGTTCGGAGGGCTGGCCCGTCGGTAACTGGATATGAGCCACATTGGGGGTATTGCGAGCGTGGATCGACACGACCTGATGGGCTCAAGAAACTAACCGTCAAAGGAGGTAACCGATGAAATACGAACTCAGAGAAATGACCGGATGTATTGCGATTTATGCGGAGGGAGCAAAAACATCGAATGGTTGCATTTGCAGGTTTCCGCTTAGAGACAATGGCAAGAGCTCAGCCCAGCGTGATATGGCTGCCAAAGTAGTAACAGCGCTCAATACCATTGGTGATACATCTGGAAACGAAGGATCTGTAACCTATGCATGGCATGGCGTCTCGAGTCTCATGCCTACAAAAAAACGTGCAAACTTGGATCAGAGTCTTTCAACAGGGGCTAAAGGTGGGAAAACGATTTATAACCTCACAACGGATTTCTTGGTCGCAATGGATGACGCGATCAATGAAAAGCAAGTCGAGAAAGGTGACTGGATGGCCCATGTGCAGCGAGAGGCATCAGGAGATCCTACATCAGGATATTTAGCGTTCAGTATGGCAACCCATATCCGATCCGTGCTTTACCCGGATGATGATATGGCGCTTGCTCGGAAGATGCGCGAAATGGTTCATGTCGCGAACTATGCAATGATGATTCATGCCTCTTTACGAATCAAACTCGATGGAGGTGCGTCATGAGTGGACGACTGCAGGAAAAGCTTACTGATGCGGTTCGTGGACTGGTCGATGAGATCATGTTCAGGTTTCCAGTATCAGTATCTGAGGCGCAGCGGCTTCTTGCCGATGCGCTTGATGCCAATGGTCTGCAACAACTGGTCATATCGATTGTAGACAACAAACTGGTATCGGAGGTCAAATGAGTAAGGAATCGGAAATCATTGTATCGCTCATGTCTCGAGTTGATGATCTTGAGCAACGCCTGAATGATCTCGAAGATGCCACCAAATTGCTGTCAGCATCACAGGGCGCGATCGCAAGATCACTGGAAATATTATTCAAAACGAAGGAGGATCAATCGTGAACATGTATATCGTTTACGGGTTTTTGGCTGTGATAGTGATCGGATTCGTAAGTGTCCTGTGCATGATCGGACCCGTGCTTGCCGAGGCCTGGACGTTGATGATTGCACCGATCGGGTCAGGGATGCAATGGATCGCGTGCCGGATTCAGGTTATCGCCATTCGGTTATGGGACGCCGGTAGTAAGATGGAACGCGAGGGGAAACTGATAAGGAGGATATCATGATCAAAACAGACAGTCAGGATACTGTGCCATTGGCGTCAGAGCCGATTCGTAAAGCGATCGCGGAGCGTGATGTTGCGAGGGAGGAAGTTATAGAGCTTAGAGACCTGCCATTGGCGTACGCAGTTGATGAACATGGAGCGTTCCCCCCGGAGGTGGAGCATTATATTTGCCGGCATAATCTGATATCAAGGGAGGTGTCTGGATGAAACCAAAAAAGAGTGTGTTTTTCGAGGGTGTATCGCCGGTGGTGACACCGGCGACGGCCAAGACCAGGGCTGAGATGGAGGATGAAAATCCAGTTCGCGGTGTAGCCTGGTCTCCAGATTATCACCAGTGGAGAGCTTATCTCCATATAGGTAATCGACAGGTATTTCACTGTCTTCGTCCGACAAAAGAGGCTGCGATCGAGGCCAGAAGAGCCGCTGAAAAAAGGTTCAGCAATCCATCGATTCCGAAAGCGATTGCTGATATGCCTGGTGCATTCAAGCGGTTCAATCGTGGGCCGAAGCTTGAGCGTCGGCGACAGGTGTTCAATCGTGTGACAAAGTTGTCACTCGGTATCTCGACAATGATCTCAACGGCGGTGTCCGTTAAGGATCTGGTATGCATACTGACCACAAAGGACCGTCATGCTGTCGGAGAGATGGTAGGCCGATTGCTGGTGTCATTGCAGTATCTGTCGTTGACAGGAGACTTGCTGATCAATGACATCGAGGCTGGGATGCGAGCTGAGACTGAGGATCTTAAGAAGATGGCATGAGTAGTACACGCCCCTTGCTGTGGCGGTGGCCTGACGGCAGGTGAGGAGGGTTCGAATCCCTCCGGGGGCGCAAAGAAAGTGGACGAATTTGACGATATGATATCTGCTGATGAAATCGTTGCTGCGCAGAAAGCGGAGCTGGTCAAACAAACGGAGGACGGCGTCACCGTGCTCTTGGCAACGTTAACGTGTCCGTGTGGCTGTGAGCGAGCCATTACGCTGATGTATCAGTGCCTATACTGTGGCGTGTGGTTTTGTGAATGGTGCGCAGAGCAGCACTTTGGAAAAACACGAAAGGAATACCATGAGAAATCCAAATAATGATCTAAACGATGACAGAATGGAGAATGATATGTGTGAGTCTCAAGGGTATTTGGAGCCGTTTAAGAAGACTTTTATCCCTGTGACGAGTGCTGCGCAGTGGATCGCGATTGAAGAGCAACTGAAAGGATTGTTTCCCTCATTAACGTTTTCGGTCGATGGGCATGTGATTTCAGTTCGGAAACATCAGAAAAAAGAAAACTCCTACGGTCTTTATGTCTATATCGATGGGAAAATAAACCCGGAGAAATGCTTTCTGAGTAAAGGTAAAGTGGATTTCGATCCTATCGTCAAGCTGGTATGGCGTCGATGTGAAAAGCGACTGTTTAGTAAAGCAAAGGTCGACTTAGAATTTGCACAAATGAAAGGGAGTAAAAAGTATAAGGAGGGACTACGTAAAGAAATTGGCCTTGATAAAACCATGGTGACGTACAGATATGACTTTTCAACGGCTTCATCGCTGGTCCGGCAGTTCCGGAAAATTGACGGCATCCTTGTGGAGTGTTAAGATGCTGACCACGAGGCTTATCAAGAGGATAAAGACGCTTCAGCGGGCAGCTGGGGTGCGTGATGAAGAGTATAGGGCGCTTCTGTCTGGTTACAATGTGCAAAGCTGCAAAGATCTTAACCCATCGCAAGCTGCAGATGTGATATCGTTTTTGCAGAGGATTTCCGGGTCAAAGATTGAACCTGTACCGTTGAAAAAAAGGTACAACGATCTTGGTAGACGTACCGATATGGCGACTCCCAAGCAGCTCAGAATGTTGGAGGCAATATGGATGGATGTGACTGTGCAGCGGACGCGATCTGCTGCGATCGATGCTTATCATGCATGGCTGAAGAACCGCTTCTCCATTGGATCAGTAGAGTGGATCGAGAGCGGCCAGGTTGGAAAAATCAAGCATGCGCTTGAGGCGATGCGGTCAGACTTTCGTGCATAGGTTTTGACCATATATTAAACAGGTTTTTTACAGAGTGTAAAGTTGTGGTATTTTATGTGCAATATTTAACCCCACGGATATGCTGAAATTTTTGCTTATGATCCCGATTTTGGCGGCGGCCATAGCGGTTTACGGCGCACCAATCATTGTTGCTCGGCATCGTGGTAACAAGAATACGGCAGCGATAACGGCGCTGACATTTGTTGCTGGATGGACAGTTCTTGGATGGGTAATCGCATTTGTTTGGGCGTTTTCCGGCGATGATAATCCAGAGATTCGTGAAGCGCGCAAGGCGAGGTTTGAAGAGGAAGTGAGCCGACAATCCGAAGAGCAGGAACAGAACATGTTGCGGCAGGCGGCTGAGCGGGCAGCTAAGACGCGTGGACGTGAATTATGATCAGTGAATCAGAAAATATGGCATCAGAAATCAAGTTTGGAAACAAAGATGCGGCTGCGTTTATGCGGTCAAGAAAATTTACCAGTCCGTTTATCAAGAACAATAAAATTGCTGCAGCAGTTAAGAAGTGCCTTGTACAAGCAATTTCAGAAGGAAAAGGCGTACGTGATTGGCGGAAAACTGTTGATGCAGTATATGATTCTATCGGCGTTGCTCGTCTAAAACCAGCTCAGGCGGAAAGTATTTTCAGGACAGAGTTTTCTCTTGCAATGGGAGCAGTTCATTTCTTGAAGATGCAAGATGTTCGTGATCAGTTTCCTTATTGGGAGATATCTGCTGTTTTTGATGATCACAAAGAGCTTGAGGGTAAAATCTTTGATGCTTCAGATGTCGAGTTTCACCCACCTCTTTCTGAAGAATGCAATTGCGTCGCCATTCTGATCAGCCGCCGTGAAGCCGAAAAACGTGGTATTCGATCTAAGTCTATTATCTCACCAGAAATACGTTCAGCAACGACCGATAATGATTTTATTGCATGTAAAGTAAGGATGTATCAGGAATGGATTAAACGAAAGCTGTAAATCAAAAAGTTGATTAACACCGCTTTATCGGTGAGGTAATATGAAGCCTGGTGATGAACCGGGCTTTTTTTATGGTCAGAAAAGGGCGATTTGTACGGGTCTGACAGGTCTTCCGAGGCGGGTATAAATTTGCCGGTCTGAGACGTCAAGGGCTTTCGCAATTTGTCGGACGTTTTCGCCTCTCTCAAGGGCTTTGAGAACGTAAAGCTGCTTTTGGTCGGACTTTGGATATTTAGGGATGTAAGGTTGTGATCCACTGAATTCTTTCCAGACCTTATGAGCTACTTGTTCGCCGGCGATTTCGGCGATGTAGCTGATCAGCTCGTTTGTTTTTGCTGTAGCCATATCGGCAAGGGGTTGAGTGCATGGGTTACTTTTCTGATAACACTATTTTATTGCACTCGCAAGCTCAGAGCTATTTTTTCAGTTCTTCAAGGAGGAACGCATTGATATCCGCTTGGTCCTCATCCTGTACACCCCATACTGGACGCGCCGGAAATTTTGCCTTTGTGCGGCCTGTTGTAAACTGATGGTATTTGAGATATTCAATGCTGGTCAAGAATAACCTACCGTTTTGAACATCATAATCAAGGCTTTGTCGAAGCTGTCCTCCAGCGACAAGGATATGCGACTCCTTTTTGTATTTCCGAAGTTTTGCCGCTTTTGTGCTTTCGGCAAGAGGCTTGTAAGCCGGTCGACCACCCATGTTTAAAGTCTTGACGGCGCTGGCTACAAGCACTGTTCCCACGCGTTTAAGAAACCGTGGCCGGTGCAGAGCCTCAGTGCATTTCCGAGGGAAGGCTTCGATCTCTTTTTTTACTTCTGCGATTCCCTTGAATGTGAGTCTGATAAATTTTGGTGTGCTCATGTCGCGGCTCGCTTGGTGCTGTGATAGTCTTTTGTGGCCTGCATCGCGGCTGACGGATTGTTCGGGTATCTAAGCTTGATGGCCGCACGGTCATTTTCAGGAATTATGCGCCAGGCCTGCTGTTTGCATTGATGCGGTAGATGATCCCAGAGATCCCACTTGCAAGCATTGATGATATCCTGATCTGTTATTTTCGGTGCCGACTGATTTATGATCTGATGGGCAAGCTGCTTATCCAACCTCAGTTCTGTCGAAACGGCCGAAAACGTCTGCCACGCTTCATCGTGTGATGGTAACGGCTGATATTTATTCCCGTTGGCAAAAGTGGTACGTTTGATCGTGTCGATCCATGCATCGAGTTCGGTGAGAGTTATTTTTGCCCTGGACAGCGTTTGGACAATGCCTGCGTAAGGTTCTGGGCTTATTCCGACAGGTGCCTTGACGCTGGCATAAGTCTTGAGTTTGCAACGTTCGACGGCTTGCAGTGCAGCGGTGATATCGTCGGTGCTTGCATGGCGCAGGTGTCGCTTGGCGATCGAGAGCGCATCTTGTTCTGTCTTTGCTCCAAGTTGCAGAATTGTGTTCTCACGCTGATTGACCGCGGCCAGACGGACGACCAGTGCGCCAATTATAGTCGATGATATGGTCATTGCGTGATTGTATCCTTGGTGGTCGTTGTATCGGACTCATTCGCGGATATCTGCTGTTTGATCTCGTCGATCTTTTCGATGATGAGTTGCACCCGAACATCATCGAGAGTGCCCATCTTTACGGTGAGCCAATCTTCAAAGGACTTAATTTTGTCACCGATGAATTCGGCGTTGCCAAGATTAGCCTGCATCTCCTGAGTTACGGTGTCGGGTCCAGTGATTCCGCGTTTTTGTGCTTTAAACTTGCTGATCGGGATACCCCTGCAGCGGCACTTAAATCCTAAAGGTGGATAGAATTTCTTGTCTGTGGCCTTGAATATCTTGTGTTTAAGAACGTCATGGCTTGCTCGAACACGCTCGTCGTCGGCCGTTGAATATTCCCAGTATGGAAAGTCATCGGCAACCTCCTGCTGTTTTGCCCAAGCTCCGGCTCCATAGGCCATACTGGACTCGGTGCTATAGATGGTTTCGGCCTGCCACGGACTTAGGCGAGAGAGGCCGCGATCATCGAAGAGAGTATCTGCCGATTTTCTCCAATCCCGAAAGCTTTTACCATTAGCCAGGGCGCTTGAGAGTGAATCCTTGACGGCTTCGGAAAGGTCAAAATCGGTGATTACGGCCGATGCGAAGGCTTTGAGTTTGTGAAATGCTGCCGCGTCCTTATTGCCCCACTTGAAGTTGAGGTTTATTCCTTCAGCGAAGCTTGTTCCGGGAGCTTTATCAGCCTTAATAGCCTTGTCAATTTCGGCCTGTATATCGGCTGCTCCTGAGCTCCATGCATCGTTCAATGCCTGTTCAAGCGCTGTTGACCAGGACGTTATGAAATCAGTATCCGGGTTTCCAGAGAGAAAGTGAGCTTCAGTGAAGTTTCCCGTCAGGGCTTTTTTTTTGCGGCCTCTGTGGCGTCGAGGAGTCTGGATAGGCCATTCCCATAGCCACCGCCATCGGCGAAGACTGTTGCGGTCTTGGCGCTTGTAGTGTCTGGGGATGTTCTGTCAAAGTCTCCAGGCTCATATCCTCGACGAATTAGTAGTTGGTCAGAAACTTTGCCTCCTGCTGCTTCTGCATAGCTTTTGTCTATTTCGGCCTGCTCTTTTGTTGTGAGTGCAGTTTTCGAGAGGCTGAAGTTGATCAGCTCGGAATCGCTACCTGGGGCGCTGTTGAGTTCAAGAATCCACCTGATGAGCGTGTTCATTGCGCTCTCAGCAAGTTTTTTCCCGCTGGCCAGCGCTTCACCCCGGATGGTCGCTCCTGTTTCGCTCGATGCTCGCGCGCCAACATCGTTGTTCTGCATCGATAGATCAGTTCCAAGCCAGAGTTTATTGATCTTGCTGATGACCATTTCCTCAAAGGCCTTGTAAACGTCACTGCTGCTTTTCCGGCCTTTGTTTTCGCGCTGTTCAGCACGGACTCCATCATAGAGGACGCAGACGCCACGACGGCGCAGTGTTGCAATGGCATTGTGCACTGTGTTGATGTATTCCTGACCAGCATCCTTATTGACGTAGGCTATCCAGTGATCAGCCCCGTCGTCTTCGAGAAATTTCAGGTGCCATTCGAAGTTGCTGTAGAGTCCTTGAACATACCAGTACATGATGTCGAGCAGGCCCTTCCCATATGGGTTTAGATAAGTCGGACGATGCTGGACAAGAAGGAACTTTCTTGGATACACTTCGTCGATCAAAATGCCTTCAGGATTTTTCTGAGTAATCATCCTTAGGCGGCGGCTTTTGTCAAACCGGAACCATTTACGGGGTTTCTCGACGATGGCGTAAGGAAGGATTTTTGACCCATCCTTGTACCACATGACTTCGCAAATGGTATATCCGTATTCTCGGGCAGTGACGAAACTGCTGCATGCCTCAGTAACGTCAAGTTTTCCAAGCACCTCTTTGAGCCACGCGACGCGTGGGCCTTGCTCTGTGGACTGGCTAAGATCCCAGGAAAGTGCCTTTATGCCATCATGGAAATTTCCGGATGCAGCCGCGACGTCAGGCTGTGCCAGCGTCTGGTCAAAGGCGTCGATGATTTTTCCGATCGTTTTCAGGGTCTTCGATGGGTTTGGCATAAGATCGCTGGCGGCGATAAGGCCATCGACAAGCACTTGTGTGGCGATATCGCCGGTTTCTGGTGGCTTAGCGACGATTGGGTTACCGTTTCTATCGAGGATCATGATCTCATTTGTCTGAGTTGGTCGAAAAGATTGCCATCAAGGTGTCCAAATCCGGCAAGATGGTCAGTCGCAAATTGGTTTGACTGTGCTTGTCCTGACCCGGCGGCAACGATAAGTGAGTCGAGGCTCGGAGCGCTCCCATCAGCGGCGTGTATTGCGAGGGATATTCCTGTATAATAGTCTCCATGGCTATTGGGGTCGGTCTCGTTCTGGGCTGCTACGTATCGAATGTTGCCGGCAGCCGTGCGCTCTTTTCGAATTGAATGGAAGTCGTCACGGACAGTGTCGTCTGCGGGGATCTTGAGCAGCTTGTCTGCCATAAGCCGCATGACAGTGTAGGCGATTTTCTCTTTAAGCACCAGGTTGAAGTCGACGCGCTCAATAACGTATTGTCCGAAATCATCCTGGAGGCGTTCTGCCGTCTCTCGACCCATACCTCGATTGTCTACACAGCCGCGAACAAACTTGCGGATCCTGATCCAGATACGGGCGCAGTCTTGCTGTACTTGGAAGCGCATGTTTTCGAGTGCAGCGATGGCCCGGACAAACCTGACCCCACCAATTTCCTCGATGAGGACTATTACGGTGTAGTTGACATCACGGCCGATATCCATGCCGAGGTAGAACCTCCCGTGTCCAAGCAGTTGAGCCGCAAAGGTGACTTTTGTGAACCAAGTAAGAGCTTCCTGTTCCTGACTGGATCCACTAAACTTTTTCACGCCATCTTCGGGGAAATAAAGCGTGTCATCGAGCTCGCAGCTGATGACCAGGTCATAGCTAAAAAACGCGCCTTCCTCATCTTCTGGAATGCAGCAATATTCCTGCTTCCAGCGGCGCTGTCCCTCCTCTCGTTCGAGGTTCGCAAGCCATTCTTTCCGATCATCTTCGGTAAATGGACGTTTGTAGATCTTCTCAAGCAAACCATCTGCTACGGCCCGCTGAATCGGGATTGAGATCAGGTTCCAATCGGGACCGTAGAGGCTCTGCCGGAATTTCTTGATCATCTTGTTGAACTCGCTATTCATCCCTTTATGGGTTGAAACAAAGGCAAAGGGGAATCGCCACTGTCGGCTGGGCAGGATAGCGTCAAGCATTTCTGCCTGCTGCTTATGGATCGCGAACTCATCGGCGACTTTGTACCCTCGCCAGCCTCGCATGGCATCAGCATTACTGGATAAGGCCGTAACCTCGATCTTGTTTGCGAAGCGGATGTTGTAGGTGTTGACCTGTTCTTCCTCTTCGGTTTTCGGGTTGGTTACCGTGATCTGGTCTTCATAGGTAGCGTCAACGCTGGACTTGATGAGCCTATCAAGCTTTGCCCATGCTGCGCAATCTGATATGAACTGCTTTGCTAAGATCCTTGTCTTGGTAGCAAAGAAGGTTGGGAATCGCCCTTCCCGACCTGACCACTTTGCCGCCTTGTATGCGATCGCCCAGGATATACCGGTTTGACGGCCTTTTTCGACGAGCTGCGCAATATGCTCGTCGCGAATCACTTCGAGCTGGTAGGCAAAGAACACCTTGTCTTCGACAATCGCAGAATGTGCTGCGAGTTCTTCGGGATGTATAGGTTTACGCGAGCCCAAGCTGCTGCATCGTCTTGGTCATTTCTTCGATGACAGTTTCGTATCTCGCCGCGGCTGCCGCTTTGTCACCGTCACTGGCGGGAACCGGCATTGCTTTATCCTCGTAATTTTGCAGGCGGACAAGGCTCGGACTCATTGCCTTGATAAAGTTGAGTTGTGCCTGGTTGGGCTCCTTGCCCTCACCAAGAGCCTCGATGGCTTTATCAAGCAGCAGATCCATAATCTTGTGCAGTTTGTCGTGGGACTTGCTACGAACATCCTCGATGCTTTCGCGCCGGCCTGACCAGTCGCCATCTTTGGCCCATGTGCGGAGCGTGCGCTCAGATACGCCGATCTTATCGGAGATTTGCTCAAATGTAAGTCTATCCTGGACATACATCAGTTCCGCCTCGGCGTAGTATTCGGGCTTTTTGGCCATGGTGTCAGTCGTAGAGTTCGGCGTGAAGTGCGTCATATTCGGCTTTGTTTGCCCGAAGATCAGTCACGGCCGCGTGTAGGTCTTTGGATGCCTGGAGGATCCCATCGATATCAAGCTTCGCAAGGTCGCTCTTTATCGCAGAATTTCGGATCTCGATCAGAGTCGAGGCATTAGCAGCCTGATTCTCGAGCGTCTTGGCTTTCTGGCGCAGTTGGTCAAGCTGCCCAAGTTTGAGTTGTCGGGAAGTGATACTCATCTGCATTGCATTTTATCGGCGCATGTTGGCCGGTTATTGTGTTCTTCGTACTTCAGAAATAGGTCACGGAACGCAGTGTCAGAGCTTTCCTGCATAGTCTTGACGCGCTCGACGAGACGTGTGATGACCAGTATCTGTTCACGGCTGTCAAGCATGGTTTGGTGCAGGATTGTGTAGTTCTTTTCGATCAGCGATGTCAGCATCGCTTTATCTGCGTCGTTCTTCTTTTCACGGATTGAAAGTTCCGCGGCCCATCGTTCCTGTTCCGAGTTGATCCAGTGCTTCACGATTTTTGCAAAAAGCAGAAGTGCGCCAAAAAGCAGTACTGCGATACCGAGTTGCTTGGCAAGTTCGAGCAAGCTTGATGTATCAGGCATAAGATGTGATTACTGATTCAGGAATCTGGCCGGCTGGCTGGTTGTTTCCGGTCAAGTTACAAGGGGGATCACCTCATTATTAAATGACGCGAAATCATTGAAGTGCAATTATTTAAACGGCTGTCTCATGGTTGGTAAGTTTGGGTAATCAGGCGGGTAAATCCTGCGTTTTGAGCGTTTTGAAACAAACTGTGCAGATATGCCTAACACAAAAAAAAAGCCTTTTGGCCGGCATTTGATTTTCAAGTCCGGCATCCACACGAATGAGGGGCAGCAGGTATGGCCGCCGGATAGAGTGCGTGGGGTGCTTGATGCCACGCGCCGCCTCTCCCCTCCTCTTATTCCATATACGCTGCTGCACCCGGAGGATAATCTGCCGATTTTTGGTTTTGCTGAACGCGAATCGATCACGCTGCATGACTTGGGTGATGGCAGTGTGACGTTGTCTGCGATTCCCTTGAAGTTTGCGGAAGAGACTATTCCTGCCCTGTTAAGGGGTGGTCTGAACAAAGTATCCATTGGCCTTGGAACTGATGATCAGATCGTCCACATCGGCCTTGTTCCTAAGCCTGCTGTGGACGGACTTGGTACGGTGTTCTGCGAGAATCCTGTGCCGGCATCGAGTAAGGCTGTAGTGGTTTTTGAATCGAAAGACCTGGACAACCCGGTGAAGACAGCTTTCGGATCACCACTGGGGATGCGTGTCGGATGGATGTTTCGCGACTTGGCGTCGTGGATGCAGAGGCAACGTGATCGGGCAATCGAGAAGGACGGAGTCGAGACGGCAGATAAGTTTATGCCGCAATACCTGATCGATTCACTCAAGGAACCTATTCCGGATGATGAGCCGGTCCTCAGGGATTTGCGCTCGGATTCTGTGCCGGCAAACAGTTTTTCCAACTCAAATGATGATGATATGACTGAAGAACAGAAACGGAAAATGCAGCAGCTGGAGACAGAGAACGCTCAGCTGATAATCGAAAAGAACTCCGCTCTGCAGAAAGCTGCCGAACTCGAAGGTGGGGTTCGACAGAGAGAGATAACTGGATTCCTTGATTCGATCGCTGATCGCGTACCTGGTTCGATGCGGGGGCTTGTTGAGGGCATCCTGTCCGATCTGCAGTCCCTCAAGCCGCGAGTGTTCTCAGCGGCTGATGGTACCACACAGGAAAAGAGCAGCTACGAGGTTCTCAGGGATTTGTTGTCTTCGGCTAAGCCGGCTGTGGTCTTCAGTGAGGTGGCTACTGGTGATAAAGCTGCAGAGGGCGCCGACGCTCGGCCGATTGATCAGCGGGTATCCGATGAGCTCGGATCGCAGATCGAGGCGGCCAGGCGAGGAGCGAAGTAAACTCATTCAATACCGGTAAAAAGATTCTTATCACACAAAACAGGACCAATTATGTTGCTCAAAGAGGTGAGTTCGGGCGGATCGGAATCCGCAAATATGGTGGTGGATATGGTGCTCGCTGAGGCACCGTTGCTCAGGTTTATGCATTTTTTCGTCGAACCAGGTGGGGCCGCAAGTTTGCGTAAAGACGCCGATGTCAATGCGCAGGCTGGATTTCGCGCTCTCAACGAGGATTATGTAACATCAGCCCAGGGGGATCCGGCATTGGCGGCATTCGCGCTGAAGATCTTCGGTAAGACGCTGAAAGTCGACCGTGCATATGAACGCCGTGGAGTCGTCAAGGGTGGAGCTGACCCTGTGGTCAGTGAGCTGATGCGGCAGCTTCGGGCATTCGCCAGGACGCTCGGTAAAAACCTGCAGGAATATCTGGTCACTGGTGACACTGCAGTATCGGTCAAGCAGTTCAATGGCCTGAAAAAGACCGTCGCTGGACTGGCGGAAACGCAGACGTTGACCGAAATGGGCGAAAACGGCATGCAGATCCTTACAGGTACAACTGATGCGGCTAAAAAGAGTCAACAGGCGTTTGTTGAGGCGCTCAATACACTGATATCGTCAGTTTCCGGAGGAGCACAGTGCGTTGTGCTCAACTCGCGCGTGATCTCACGACTTTCAACCATCGCCAAGGACAACGTCAGTACGACAAAGGATGAGTTCGGTCGTCAGATCACCATGTTCAACGATGTCCCGATCGTACATGCCGGTTACAAGTATGATGGGTCGGAAATCCTGCCATTGTCCGAGACGAAGGGGACGTCGACTGATTGTACGACAGCTTATGCGCTGCGCACTGAAGAAGCGGCCTATTGGTCATTCATGACTACCCCGGGCGGACTGTCCGTTTACGATGCCCAGTTGGTCGGAAACTTCTACGAGCAGACGGTCGAGCTGCAACTCGATAGCGGCGAACCGTTCAACCCTCGCTCGATCGCGTGCCTGCCTGGTATCAGGATTGGGTGAGTAGATATCGGTGAATCCCATGATGTCGTTTAGGGGTGGTGATGGATGGGGGCCAGAACTGCCCCGTAAACGGCAAAGCTGTGAGTTACCGGTCGTTGCTCGGTGTGCAGAGAGGAAAGTGATTTTGAACGCTTTTTAACAGGTTTTTAACAGTGCCAGTCATGAGGATCATTAGTGTTGAGGAGCTTGTCGGTGTTATGTCCAATCAGGCAATCATTGACTTGACTGATGATTATGGTACTGGTGTTGTTGTGCAGGCGACTCTTGACGCTGCTGAGATGGCTGCTATTGCCGATCTCGAACGATATGCTGCTCGGTACTATGCACTTCCTTTGCCGGCGGTTGCCGGGGTTAAAGCTCTGGTACTGCAACTGACGAAGTGCCA